GATGAGAACTTAGGACGAGCTGTAAGTAAATTTGTACCAGCTGAGAACTTAATTGTGCCATATAGCACATCTGATTTAGAAACCTGTCCTAACATAACTCATGTGGTTAAAATGAGCCTAAATGACTTGCGTAAAAGACAATTATCGGGCTTTTACAGGGACATACCTGTAATACCGGCGCAGGGTGACAGTAACTCTGTACAGGAAGAACTAGAGCGTATTGATGGTATGTACCCATCAAACATAGACTATGACTGTACTTTACTAGAGTGCCATGTGGATCTTGACCTAGAGGGTTATGAAGAAATGGGCGACGACGGTGAGCCGACAGGTATCAAGGTGCCATATATTGTGACAATATCACAGGATAACGGGCAGATACTATCTATTCGTAGAAACTATAACAAAGATGACAAAGACAAGAAGAAGATACAGTATTTTGTACACTACAAGTTCTTACCGGGCTTCGGGTTCTACGGACTAGGATTAATACATACTATTGGTGGTTTATCAAGAACCGCAACTGCTGCATTGAGACAACTGATTGATGCAGGTACTCTATCTAATCTACCAGCTGGCTTCAAGGCCCGCGGACTACGGATCAGGGATGACGATGAGCCGCTACAGCCGGGTGAGTTTAGAGACGTTGATGCACCGGGCGGGGACATAAGATCGAGCTTGATGTCGCTGCCGTTTAAGGGTCCAGACCAGACTTTGATGGCATTGTTAGGCTTTGTAGTTGATGCAGGACGGCGATTCGCGACGATTACTGATATGAAAGTAGGCGATGGTAATCAACAGGCAGCGGTAGGTACAACTATTGCTATGTTGGAACAGGGCTCACGGGTCATGTCAGCTGTACATAAGAGACTGCATTATGCGATGAAGTTAGAGTTTAAGTTGCTATCTAAGGTGATGGCTGACTTTTTACCTGACGAATATCCATATAGTATTACGGGTGTAGACGGCACGGTTAAGAGACAGGACTTCGACGACAGGGTTGATGTGCTTCCTGTATCTAATCCTAACATATTTAGTCAGGCGCAGAGAATATCTTTGGCTCAAACGAAGATGCAGCTTGCAACAGCGGCACCTGACATGCACAACATGTACGAAGTATTTAGGGATATGTATGAGGCTTTAGGGGTAAGAGATATTGACAGAATATTGAAAAGAACTCCTGAGCCGGAAGCCACCCCTAAAGATCCAGCTCAGGAGAACATAGATGCGCTGGATCAGATACAGTTAGTGGCTTTTGAGGGTCAGGAACATGAAGCGCATATTATGTCTCACATGGTTTTTGGGTCAACGCCTTTGGTAGCGGGTACACCACAAATAGCTGTAGCTTTACAGAAACATATAATGGAACATGTAAGGATTGGTGCCAAGGAGCGTGCTATGCAGGAGATGATGGCAGCCACGGGTGGTCAGCCTATGCAGGAAATGCAGAGTTTAGAGTTAGAGGCTAGGACAGCACAATTGATAGCGGAGGGTATGACACAGCTCAAGCAACTAAGTACACAGCTCACGGCTCCCGGACCAGATCCGTTGGTACAGCTCAAGGAGAAGGAGCTACAGGTTAGAGCGCAGGCTGAACAGAACGACGCACAGATTGATGCAGCTAAACTAGGTTTAGAGCAACAGAAAGTGCAACAGAGAGACGCTCAGTTTGATAAGCGTATACAAAGTCAGGAGAAACAGACTGTTGCTAGGATTACAGCAGCTGAAAGGCGAGAAGCAATGAAACAACAAAAAGGAGGTCAGTGATGGCTAAAGCAGGTGATACAAGAACTGAAAAGGATCTTAGAGAAGAATTTTTTGACGGTCCAGCTTCAGATATTATGAGTTTTGAACAATTTTTAATGCAGCAGGGCAGAGGTGATCTTGTCAAACCTATGAAAACAAGAGATGTAAAAGGTATGGCTGATGGAGGCGTAGTAGAAATGGTACGCGGCGATCCTAACTATTATAAAGATTTGTTGTAGTGACAGCCTTTATGCTGGCTTGTTACATGAACGGAGTAGCGCAGGGTGCAATATATTTTAGGTCTGTTAATGACTGCCTTTACTACACAAAGTTTTTAGATGAACAACAGTATAAAACAGAAACCGGTCAAAAACAGCTTTACGAGTGTATTTGTAAGCTGGTTCCACAAATCAATCCAGACAAAGTAAGGGTATATTGATGATGGAAGATAAGAAAAAACCAGTAAAGATAACCATTGACGAAAACAGCTTTGAACTGTCTTTGAGAATACTAAGTAATGAATTTGTTGCTATAAAGATTGGTTCTACGAATTTCTCTGGTAAACTGATAGCAGGCGGCATCTTATTATTATTTTTCACTCTAATTTTATTAGAGGGCTTTGGTTTGAATGAGTTGTTGATGAAATGAATGTAGAGACGTTTTTGAAATGGAAGATCCTCCCAAGACTGATGATGCTCGTGAGTACGATCATGTCGTGGAGATGCGCAGAATGGTTTATGGCTTTGGATGAGCCGACAGCATCGCAATCAGCCTTCGTATCGGTAGTTATGGGTGTAATGACTGGCGTGTTTGGTATTTGGATGGGTCACGAACATAAAGGAGATAATCATGTTACAAGCGCTGATAGGTCCAGTAACAGGACTGCTAGATAAATTTATACCTGACGCAGATCAGAAGGCAAAGCTCGCCCACGAGATAGCCACCATGTCTGAAAAACATGCGCAGGAGGCTCTGCTTGCTCAGTTAGAGATTAACAAAGCAGAGGCTGCAAGCGGCTCTATATTTAAGGGCGGCTGGCGCCCGGCTGTTGGGTGGGTCTGCGCGATTGCTTTTGCCTATCACTTTATCGTAAAAGATCTAATTATATTTGGTGCGAGTTTTGCTGGTGCAGAACTACCTGAGCTGCCTGATTTTGATATGGGCACACTTTTAACGGTTCTCGGTGGCATGCTTGGCATCGGGGGACTTAGAACATATGAAAAGCAGAAAGGACTAACCAAATGAGTTTATATAAAAACATACACGCAAAGAGAAAAAGGATTGCAGCAGGTAGCGGCGAGAGGATGCGCAAAGCAGGATCTAAAGGAGCCCCTACGAAGAAAAACTTTAGAAGAGCAAAGCAAACTGTGAGGAAAGTATGACAAGAGTGAACTTAGAATTGTTTAAGTTTTTCAACAAAATAGGTAATTATTTTTACAGGAAGCATGTTAAAGGAATAAAAAATGCCTCAAGAAGATGAAATCTGTTACATACATAAAATGGCTTTTGTAGCAAGAGAGGTAGAAGAGCCAATACCGTTTGGAGGCATGATGAAATTTGTTGATTATGTCTGTCCTATGTGCGAAAGTATGAGAGAATATAAGACAGAATAAGAAGATATGAGGTTTTTATGGCAAAAAGTGAGATTTATCTTGCAGAAGCTGTTTTTCGCGTTATAAATGAAAGAAGAAACATCGTCGAAAATGTTTTGAGACACAACTCTATTAAGAGTATGGAGCATTACAAACAGATGATGGGCGAGATGGAAGCATTAGAATACGTTGAAAACGAAATAAAAGATTTATTAAACAGACAAGAGGTAGACGATGACTGAGAATGGTTTGGAAGAAACCTATGTAGATCCGAAAGATCGCGTCCTAGACCCCTCTTTAATTAGCAGTACACTATTAGACCGTATGCCTTCTCCAACAGGCTGGAGGCTTCTTATACTGCCATACAGGGGAAAAGGTAAAACAGAGGGCGGTATATTACTGCCGGACAAGTTGATTGAAGAGGGTCAGGTGTCTACACAAGTTGGTTATGTGCTGAAAGCTGGGCCTTTGGCTTACAAAGATGAAACAAAGTTTCCGTCAGGACCGTGGTGCGCAGAAAAAGACTGGGTTATGTTTGCAAGATATTCCGGATCACGGTTTAAAATAGATGGCGGAGAAGTAAGAATTTTGAACGATGATGAGATTTTAGCCAAGATATTGGACCCGGAAGACGTTTTACACTACTAGAGGATAAAAATGGCAAACACTAAAGAAAAACAAGAAGAACTAGATTTACAAATAGAAGACGAGGGACAAGATGTTGAAGTTACTGTCGAAGATAAAGCTGAAACTGAAGATGTTCAAGTTGAGCCTGTTGCAGAAGATCAGCAAACTGAAGACGAGTTTAAAAAAGCCGAAAACCAAACCACAAAAAGAATCAACCGTCTTACCAAAAAAATGCGTGAAGCCGAGAAAAACGCAGAAGAAGCGCTCCGTTTCGCAAAGCAAAAAGAGCAAGAAAACCAAGCGTTAGCTCAAAAACTTAACCAAATGGACACAAACTATGTTGACCAATACTCAGGTCGCGTAGAGTCTCAGTTGGCACAGACAGAACAAAATCTTAGAGCAGCTATGGAAGTAGGCGACACAGAAGCTGCTGTAGCAGCACAAAAAGAAATGACAAGGCTTGCGGTAGAAGCTGACAGAGCTGCACAGGCAAAAGCGGCCAATGAACAGCGAAATAAAGCCGCTGAGGCGCAAACAGCTGCTCCGGCACCACAACCTGCCCGTCAGCCGGCACCGCCGCCACCAGAGCCTGATGCGAAGGCACAGGCATGGGCACAGAAGAATGAATGGTTTGGCAACGATAGTGCCATGACCTATGCAGCTTTTGGGATACATAAGGACTTGGTAGAACAAGAAGGTATTGACCCCAAGAGTGATGACTACTATACTGAATTAGACAAGCGTATGGGGGAAGAGTTTCCTCATAAGTTTGCTAACGGCGCACAAAGCAAAAAAGTCGTCCAGAATGTTGCTTCAGCGTCAAGAACAACTGGGCGCAGTAGTGGGAAGAGACAGGTGAGGCTTACCAACAGGCAAGTCGCACTGGCAAAAAAACTTGGCGTTCCTTTAGAAGAATACGCTAAATATGTGAAGGAGTAATTAAATGGAAAAGCAAAACGAAATGTTTGAGGGATCTATTGAAAGAGCTTCACGCACATCAAAGACAAGAGAAAAGACAGCTGCAAGGAAACCGTGGGCTCCGCCGTCTATGCTAGACGCTCCCCCTGCACCTGATGGCTTTAAACATCGTTGGATCAGAGCTGAGACAAGAGGCTTTGACGATACTAAGAATATTTCAGCTAAATTACGAGAAGGTTGGGAACT